GCTTTCTTACAGAAAGTTTGAGCCCCTTTCTCTGTGAATTGGAAAACACCAGCCCATTTGCCTTTGTGAAACACATTCTTGTAGACCTTTTGGTCATTAAGATTTAGAGAATTAGGATCTAGGTTTTCGTCATACCACCTCTTAACATCATCGAATGTAGGCTTTTCCACCCCATGGTGCCTGCGAAGAATATGGCTGATAGCACCCTCCAACATTCGGAGGCTTGCGAGTCCAAGAATATCAAATTTAATAAAGCCAAGAGGCTCAAGGTGTCTAACATTTTGTCCTTCAGACCAAGGTGTTTGCTGAATTCCACCAGAGTTAATTAGTGGCATGTAATTATTCAGACCATCAGCAATAACCACACCACCAGCATGACGAGAGATAGATCGAACTTGCCCATGTAATTGGTCAATGTGGTGAGCAATGTGTGGATATTTTGTAAGGAATTGTTTAAGTGATTCACTGTATTCTTTAACCTCTTCAAAAGTTGGAGCATAAACACCAGCAGTGATGCCGTGAGCTTTCTTTGCGATAGGGGTCGCTTCATTAAGCATTGCCGATGTTACACGATTAACCTCACTAAAATCTACACCATAGAACTTTGAAATGTCCTTGATAAGAGAACGAAGTTGTAGGGTGTTGTAGTTTGAAATAGGAACTACTGTGTCTTTACCCCACTTTTGGATTAGAATCTCCTTGAGTTCCATTGGGTCGGCAACATCATAGTCGATGTCGGGATAATCAGTAGCATCTTTTCTAAGGAATCGAGAAAAGAGCAAACCGTAATGAATAGGATCAATTCCCGTAATACCAAGAACATAAGCAACAAGAGAACCAGCAGCAGAACCGCGTCCTGCGCCGACAAGTTGAACTTTGGTAGCTTCATCTGACACCGCCTTCATTGTTAGAAAGTATTTGGAGAATCCGCGATCTTGGATTACTTCCAGCTCTTCTTTTAACCTTAGAGAATACTCTGGCTTATTATCCAATCCGCGCCATTTTAATCCCTCTTCACATAGTTTTTGTAGGGCTTCGTTTTCACTGCTTCCATCAGGAACAACAAAATCAGGCAAACGAACAGTGGAATCAGGATAAAAAGACTCAATGCGATTATGAGCAATATGATAAGTCCGCTCAATGCTTTCTTTAACCAAGTCATCATCATAATCTACACCACATAGCTTTGAATAAGCCTTGTAGGCTTCCCACATTTGGTTGCCGTTCTTTGGATAAAGTTCATATTTTAGGTCTTCTCGGTTTTCTGGGAGTTTCGCTTCGGCATAGTCTGGCTTTGATTGACCAAGCCAGCCAAGCTGCTTATAAAGCTCTCTGTCTTTGAAAAGCTCTGGTCGAGGGTAGTGGCTATCTGCTGTTGAAATAGTCTCAACACCGGCCTTCCTAGCGGCTTTAATAATGTGTTTGTTAATTTCGTGTTGCTCTGGAATGGCGTTCCATTGCAACTCAGCGTAAAATCGATCTCCAAAGATAGAGGTAAAGTCTCCAATGGTTTTCGCCATTGCTTCTTGAATAGAATCATCACCTTTCTCCCTGTTGTTCCAATAGTCCTTTGATAGAGGACCACCCATGCAAGCAGACGAAACAATAATGCCTTCATTATGCTCGCGAAGCATTTCTAAATCAATGCGAGGATAACGATAAAAGTTATCTGGTTCGTAAGACTTGCTTACTAATGTAAATAGATTATTTAGACCAATCTGATTTTGTGCCAATAAAACAAGGTGAGCCCTGCGATTGAGAATATTCTTTTCTTCTCGCTTGGTTGCTTCTTCATCTTCTACAACGACCGCGCTGTTTTCTTCTCCTTTTAGCTTTTTATTTTTTTGAATCTCGGCATAATCTTCTTTCCACTTTGAAAGAGAATCAATGAAATAAGCCTCAATACCAAAGATTGGCTTGAAGCTCTTGCCTTCTTTATTTAGTTTTTTAGCATGTAGGACTTGATAACTCAACCCATTCATGTTGCCGTGGTCAGTTAGAGCTAAGGCATCCATACCATTTTCAATGGCAAAATCAATGTGATCGTTTGGATAACCCAAACCATCAAACACGCTGAAAACAGAATGGGCATGAAGCCCTACAAATTTAATTTGGTCGGTCACTTTTCCTCCATTAATTAAAGTTCTCTTGTTCGACACTTTCTTAGTTCTCTTTCAAGATCGGCAATCTTATCACTTGTTTCGTATTGTAAGTCTTCCAAGGATTCCTCTAAAGCTTCCTTTTCCATCTCAAGTTCTAAGATAACTGATTTATGAGACTCAATTTGATTTAAAAACCATTCGACCAAACTCTTTTGGTCGTGGTTAAGATCATACCATCCAATTGGAAATCCTGCTGATTCCAAAAGGTTAATAGGAATTTCTTCATAGATAGTCTTCACGATAATCCTCCCAGGCTTCTTCTTCTAATTCATCATCATTATAACAGCTTTTTTGGTCGATGGCAAGTTCTTCTAATGCTCGGATTTGCTTACGAAGATGCTCGTTCTCTTCCATTAATTCCTTATTCATCTTCTTCAGGGTGGCTATAGTCTGGTTCTGGTCCATTTCTTTCATATCCTCTAATCCTTTCCATTCCTCTATTGTAAAAGTATTTGCTTTTAAATGGCTTAGTTGGCAAGTCAGATCGCATGTAATCAACATAGCCTTCCCAACTATCGATTGGGTAATAAACTTCTGTTTCTTGAACTTGGAAGTCTTTTTTAGTTAAGAAAGAAAAAATGTCTCCAATTTCAAAAAATCTAGCCGACCATCTTTCTTCAATGGGCAGAAAAACAGGTTCGTTTTCAAACCCATCGGGAAAGAACTTCATTCCTGTCCCTTTCTGTCTAACATTCTTTCTTGCTGCCAATAAATCGTCTCTGTTAAAAACAAATGACAGCATTTTGTTATCTAGGAATGTTTCTCCGTTATAGGAAAAACAAAATCGGTCGCTTGTTTTTATTTCCGTTCTTAAGTGTTTTGGCTGCCAGATATCTGTAATGGCAAAAGGCGACGAAACATAGAATAGTTCCGGTACTAGGTGCCTACTTACATTATTGGCTACTTTACAAGCCACCGTGGCAGCGTTCAAGATGCCCCAGCCATGAGAGTCCCTTCTACCAACATCTTTTTGATGATTCCAGGAATAAAAAATTGGAATTAATTTTTTTGATGTTTTTGGCCTGGGATCGTGTTTTCTATAAAACCATGTTGGATCTTCAACCCATGAACCGACAAGTCTTTTAAGCAGGGGAATTTGTTCATAGTCAGCATTTACCCAAATGCTATCACAGCCAACAGAGGCGCATTCTACAATAGCCGCCTGAATGGCATTTAAGCCTTCTCTTACGTCGATTAGACCATCGTCCCATAGCTTATTGTGAATTGAATGTCTCTTTGCTAAAGGGACTATGCCAACGATTCTCTTCATTTTTTACAACCTTGTCTACTATGTTATCTGGTAAAATAAATTCATAAACGGCTTTTTTAAATCTTTGTCTCGGAAAAAGTCTCATTTTGTTGTTGGTGACATGGGATTTAAATCCGTTTTGTCTCAACCACCAATAAAGCCGTTTTTTAGAGATAAATTCAGATGTTTCCTGAGAGGCCATTTCTTTCTTTGTTAAGAGAGAATGAGCTAAAATAAGTCCAGGTTCTCTAAACTCTATTAATTTATGAAAGCTTTCTTCTGATGGATATAAAAGTTGCTCTGGTGTTTTAATATATTCTCTTTTAAAGAGATCAATTATGTGAAACTTAACCGAAGTTATTTTTAGATTATCGATTTCTTCTGGATCAAATAAATAAATTTTATTGAAGTAAAGTTTCTGAGAAGAAGTTTCAGATATTATTGTTAGATGATCTTCTCTGTAAAAGATTTTATTTACAGAAGGAAAGAGAATCTTTCCATTTAAGCATAAAGACATCTTACGACTACATACAATATCTTCTGCTTTCTTGCCGTTGAGAACGTCTAAGTCAGAATAAACAACCTTCCTGCTGGTTAAAACAGGAAGGTTGTTGTCCTTTGCAAAATCTAGAGCTTCTAATGTCGCTCCGACTACAAGCTCATCACTCTCAAAGATTCCAGGGTTTACATACCTTAACATACCGCCAAAACATTATTTTCAGAAATAAAGTAGTGCTTATCACTATCAGTCTCGACTTCGGTGATTAGATGAGATTCTACTACAATCATATCACCTGATTTCAAAATACCATCGAACTTTGAATCCGATGCGATTTTCAAGACTTTGACAACTTCATGGGGCTTCTTTTTAACTACGACATCTTCAGGCAGATAAAAGCCTTGCTGTTTTTCTTCTTTCTTGTTTGGAAGTTGAATTAAAATGTGGCGATTAAGTGGTTTCATCACGCAACTCCTTCTCACCGAAAGAAGTCTCGATTGCTTCATAGATTGAAGCAAAATCATCAAAATCTAGCTGTTGTTCCCACATGCGGAAAGCTTTCATTGCTAGACTAATTTCATCTTTACTTAGCCAGCGATTTTCTAGAAAGTTCTTACGAAGCTCCTTTCGTTGCTCACGATAAGGTTTCATACAATCTTCGATTGCTGCCATTGATTGAATATATTCAGCGAATTTTTCTTGTTTGGTTGATTCCATTGTTTCTCCTATAGGACATTAGTCTCTTCTGGGCTTTTGCTTACAATTCTACCTGTTGAATAAGACCATCGATGATAAAGGATGGCTTTATCCGTATCTACGCGGTGTTCCATAATTAATGGATTATCTATTTGCGGAGTGCCTTCGCTACGGCAAATAGGACAGCGAAGGTGGCGACCGACTTTAACATCGTATTTCTTCTCAACCTTTGAGAAGAACTCGTTCCCCTTTCGATTCATTGAGCTTTTCCTCCTGTTCTTCTCGCTCTAATAGTCTAGCAAGGTCTGGATACTTTGTCAAGACCTCATTTGTCGTTAGATTTTCGTCTGCTTTTAGCTTTTCTACTACTTGTTTTATTTTTCCCATTTTTAAATACCTTTTTGAAAAAGGACTCTACCTTTAAGATAAAGTCCCTTAGCTGTTCGTATTCCTCTCTACTTTTATACATTAATCCGAACTACGAGCTTCTAGAACTTGCTTGCGTAGTTCCTTAAGCAAAACAGTGGCTTCCTGCGCTGCCTTACGGACGCGGGTTCCTGCTGCCTTATTGCCGGAATCTACTCGCTCGGCGTCGGCTACAGAAGCCTGTAGCTGTGTTACAACTTTCTCTAGTGAATTCTTAACTGACATAACCTACTCCTTTTCTAAATGGTTAATTAAATAATCCAGATACCATCTGGCTTTTTTAAGGTCTTCAATACGATTCTCTTTGTATTTTGACCTTGCTAAATACTTTACCACATTGCCCTCGGTAAAGTCAAGTCCCCAATCTTGAATCACATCAATGACTTCATATTTCCCTTGATTGTAATGAGAAGGGTGATTAACTCGTTCTGGAAGTTTAGCGAGTTGGGCACGATCTCTGTTTAGATCTAAAGACTCTTTAAAATATTCCCCATGAAGCTTTTTTGCTACTGGATCTGATTTTGTCTTTTCTTCTACTGGTTCAAATGGGTCTGGTGGTGAAGGATACACTGTATAACCTCCGTGATTGTGTTTCTGAATAATAGCCATTTATTCCTCCTTGGCTCCGTGGGAGGGATTCGAACCCCCGACCCGGTGGTTAACAGCCACCTGCTCTACCGACTGAGCTACCACGGAAAGGACCATTAGTCCTGTGGAGTTACATCTTGAGCAGCATCAACTGGCTCTGTAACATCAGCAGATGAAACATCTGCTTCGGCGGAATCTGCTTCAGAAACATCAGCTTCAGTTGTATCCTCTGCTGTCTCTGTAGCATCTTGCTCTACATCGGCTTCAGCATCGCTTACAACGTCAGCAGTTTCCTTTGCTTTCTTTTCATCATCGCAACCACAACCAATGACTAGCATCCCTGCTGCGATTAGAAATAAAATTTGCTTAAACATTTAGTTATTCTCCTTTGGTTTTAAGCTGGCTGTTAGTTTAACAACCTTTTTGGCATATGTCAAGCCCCTTCGATTGGCTTTTTCTCCCTTACAACGAAAACCTTTGTTGTATCCGCAAAGTCCGATTGTAATGTTTCCTTTTCCGTATTTGTAAATCCAAAAGTTGAGCTTTTTTGCTCCTTCAAAAATAGAAGTTTTTGGATTTTTTAGTTGCTTGCAGGTATATTTGCTGTATTGAGGTAGAACCTGTGTTAATCCGCAAGCATTGGAATGAGAAACAACATAGGGCTTCCAATTAGATTCAACTTGAATCATAGCCGTTAGTAAATAGGGATCGAGTTTGTATTTATCTGCGGCTTTTACTATTTGCTTGCTATGCTTACAAGCACGATTTTTACCGCCAAAACCAAACACACCTGAACTAGCCATGATAGCAGCACATAAGACTGTTCCTGTAACTGTTCCCATTTAGAGCCCCCTAATTTCACGGTAAGCCTCCACGGTAACTGGGTATAGTTTAGAGACAATTTCTAGCATAGCGAGAGCCATTTGTTGGATTTCCCACTGCGCTCCTTCGTGTGTGCGAAGGTCAATGAACTTTAGAATGTTGTTTAGATTTGCTGAACAATAATACTCTGTCAGCATGTTCTGTGGTAAAATACCACGGGCTTGTTCTCGGCAAACACCTGCTTCGATAAGTTGATAGTAAAGTTCCAGAGAAAGAATGTGGTGTGATTGAACCGCTTGAGAAGCGGTAGTTTTCTCAGGCATAAAGCGCAAACCATATTCATCAACCCCCAAAGCAGTAACTTCTGGGTTGTTCAACCCATCAACATTCGATGCCTGACGGTTTGACTTATGCTGAGTCCTGAAAGCTTCCGGTTCATAGAATTTAATAGCTTCATCCGTGTAACGACGACTAATCTCGTTGTAAGACCAAGTACGGTGACGATGATGCTGTGAGCGAACAAACAGAGGAACCTTGACGCGGAAGGTTACAAAGCAATGTTCCAGTGTTGAAGTGTGTTTGTGTTTGATAAGGTATTTGATGAGCTTTTTATCTTTCTCATCCAACTCTGCCTTATGTTTGCCAAATGAAACGCGAGCAGAATTGACTACTGAAAGGTCGGAGCCTACATAATCTACCAAGTCTACAAAGCATTCTTTCTCACCATAAAGATATTTTTTGATGTGTTGCATTTCTACTCCAATATAGCGTGATAAAACACTTTAAGAAGGTATGAGATTGAATAAAAGAAAACAGTCATACCAACCAAAGTTAAAATAAATTCTTTCTTGGTTCTATACATTATAAACAAACCACCCAAAAAGAGCAAACCCTAAAGTTGTTCCGAACAAACAAGAATAAAAAATTCTATCTGTTGCTTTCTGTAGTTCTGCGTCTGAATTAAACATTATCGTTCTACCTCCAAGAGACCAGCATCGGTCTGAACATAGACTTGCCATCCACCACCTAAAATAAATCCATAGGACTCTGCTTCTGCTAGTAGATTTAGTGGAACCTCTACCTCTGTAGAGAGATTACACATTCCTCGCTTAAAGTCCCACTGCTCAAGAGTTTCCTCTACATAATCTTGCCAATCTTCTTTTAGAAGATCATAAACATAATCATCAAAAGTGAATGATCCGCGCTCATAATCATCTAGAACTCCGTTATCTCGCATTTGATTAAGAACTGAATTTGATTTACGAATTCCATCATAACAAATAACATGAGACAACTCGCTTAAAACTCCTGTTTCATTAAGAACTCCGTCAAGGTAGTCTCCTGTGTAGTGAAATACTTGGGCTCCATCACTGAACTTTAGCTTTACTGGTGCGTTTTCTGCGAGGTTTAGGCTCTTTAGTTTCTCTGATACTTTCGACATTTTTAACTCCGTTTGTTTTCCTTGTTTTTTTCTTTGGATATTCGCCTTCAATATACTCGATAAAAGTTTCAACCATTAGGCGACAAGAACGATTGATTTCACTATCTTCAAAATAAAATTTATTTGCTTTTTCTAATCTTTTATAGAGATTTTCTGTAATTGTAAATTTAATTTCTTTCATGGGGTATTGGCGGCGAGACTTGAACTCGCATTCCATCAGGAAGCAGTTTTTGAGACTGCCGTGTATACCGATTCCACCACGCCAACTTAGGAGCGAGTAACGGGATTCGAACCCGTAAAGTCTGCTTGGAAGGCAGAAATGTTACCATTACATCATACTCGCTTTAGAAACAATAAATTGATTCGGTGGACAGTGTGGGGCTTGAACCCACGACCCTCGGCTTGCAAAGCCGATGCTCTCCCAACTGAGCTAACCGCCCGATTTTGTGGTACTCCAGACGGGACTTGAACCCGTAATCTCGCAGCTTGAAAGGCTGGTATGTTACCCATTACACTACTGGAGCTTTGGTGCCTTAAGAGGGACTTGAACCTATAAAACTTATCCTATGTTCTAGAACGATTTCCCCTCTTGATAACGTTGCCTTCTTTTATACCTTCCATTTCCCTTGTTCAAAGCCTTATAAGTGGGTGTGAGAGAGTGGCAATTGGGACAAAGCAACTTTACATTTTCTAGAGTATTATTATGACTATTACCATCAACGTGTTCCAACTCTATTGGAACTTTGCCAGTGTAATCATTTATTCTGCCCCAACCACATTCCATGCATTTTGCACCATACTTTTTTATCAAAAAGGTTTTTACAACAATGTGACTTGCAACGCCGCTTTTGATTTTTTCTTCTCTCATCCAATTGTGGTGGCAGTTATTAGAACACCACTTACTATCTTTATGTTTTGTATTATATTCTTTTTTACAAAAAACGCAAGTCTTTCCTTTGTCATGCTTGCGATATGTTATCGCCCTTCTTTGATTTGAATGGGTTGCAGAACACGAAGAAGAACAAAACTTATTCTTTCTTTTATCCCAACTAAGGCTGCAACTGCATTCATGGCACTTTTTAGGGTTTTTTGTATATTCTTCTTTTTTTGTCATTTGACCTTCCCCCCCTGTTCTATAGTAAATAGTGGTTGGAAGTTCAAAAAGCAGTGCTGGAAGCAGGAATCGAACCCACGGCATCCTCATTACAAGTGAGGCGCTCTACCAACTGAGCTATTCCAGCAATTTGCCACTCCTCTTCATTAACTAGTCATTTCTGTCTCAATAATCGTATAATCATGCGTTTTGCCTTCAAAGGCGCTCAACTTTTGCACACGACCGTCTGTATGTCGGATTTCCCAGCAAAATGGTTTGCCCGACCCTAAGAGCCCGACCGGGCCAACTTCGTCTAAGAGATATTGTTTGGCCGACTCATAATCCGAGAAAACATCTCGCAATCCAATGTAATCTGAATTGTTTCCCTCTTCATCTATAGGTTGTGCTATTAGCAGAACTAATTTCATGTTGGTTATCCAGTTGCTCCAAGTACTCTTCAATGTTTGACATTGCCGCGTAAGTCGGAGAATCCATAAAGAACTCTTGCTTGCTGAAAGGTTCTCCCTTGATGTAAAGGGTCAATTCATCGCCGTCCCATTCCCATCGGTCTTTATCAAAGCCGTCAGGAATCATTTCTTTTACTTTCGTATTCATTTGATATCATCCCTCCTTTAGTACACCCCCAGGGAATTGAACCCTGCTCTAAGACGCTTATAAGACGCCTTCTGACTACCAGCCAGCCGAGGTGTATAATGAAATGAGCCTAAAGTTCAACGCTTAGTCAAACTTGTGGTACCCCCGGCAAGATTCGAACCTGCAACCTACGGCTTAGAAGGCCGTTGCTCTATCCTGTTGAGCTACGGAGGCGTTGTTTCGTGAGTCTAGTATAGCAAGTTTTTATTCACTTGTCAACTTTCTCTAAGTCACTAAAATTTATTAGAACCTCTTCTCTGGCAAATAGCTTAATCAGATTTTTTAAAATTTTAGTACGAGCGGGGGGACTTGAACCCCGGCTCCGATGCGCACGGTCCCGTCATAAGAACTGTGTGTTACCTGTTACACCACGACGGTAGAGTTTGCCACCGCTAGTTTTAACTAGCGCAGTTGAACCTCATTCACTGCTTTTCCGACCCCGAAGCGCCGGAGTGGGAATCGAACCCACACGGTGGACTTTTGGTACACCCCCAGAGAATTGAACTCTGCTCTAAGACGCTTATAAGACGCCTTCTGACTACCAGCCAGCCGAGGTGTATAAATGTAATGAGCCTTAAGAATAACGCACAGTTAGACTTGTTGGCGACCCCTGTAGGACTCGAACCTACGACCCACAGCTTAGAAGGCTGTTGCTCTATCCAACTGAGCTAAGGAGTCATTGAACTTAGTATATCAAGTTTTTAATTCTTTGTCAAGCGGTTCTAAGTTATCCATCTTTTTATACTTGGTACGAGCGGGGGGACTTGAACCCCCAAGCACTTAGTGCGGTTGATTTTAAGTCAACTCCGTATACCAATTCCGGCACGCTCGCATCTTGAATCTATTCTACACCACTTTTAATTTGCTGTCAAGCTTTTTCATCTATCAGAAAGTCTGTGTGTTCTTTACAACGAGGCTCATAATTATCTGAACCACCAACTCCAATAGGTTCTCTGTTCTGGGTAAGAGGCACTGTATAATAAGCATCTTCTCCACAATAACACACAGCAGGGCAGATTTCAATCTTTGTTGCCCAAGGCATCATCTTTGCTATTTCATCGAATACAAGTCCTTTTGAGGAAAGCTGAAGCGATGAAACATAAACTGATTTGCCTTGTTTAAATAGATCAATTAAAATTTGAGCTACACCGGGAATCATGAAAGCTTCATCAACCGCTACAACATCTGCTCTACCAAGATGATTGAGGATCTCTTCTCCGACATCTACATTGATAGAAACCCACTTCTTACCATTGTGAGAAATAACCGACTCTGTTGAATAACGAGAGTCAATAGCAGGCTTGAATAGTTTTATTACTTTCTTTTGGTATTTTGCCCTCTCCAAAGTTGAGAGCATTCTTGAGGTCTTTCCTCCAAACATTGGTCCTGTGAAGATAATAAACTCTTGCTTCATAGTGTTTCGTTTAATTCTAAAGTACCGTTCTCATGGACGACTGTTATATTGTAACCCATTCTCTCAGCAAAGTCAATAGCATTTTGAGTTCCACGACCGCCAGGAAAAGCAACAACTAAATCAGGTTGCTCTTGTTGTAGCATATAAGCATTACGCATCGGGCCGGCTTTCTTGCCAATATGCCAATCGGCTGGGTATCCAACAGCAGTTAGGCCATTTTCAATGGCCCATTCCCGTGCCAAATTATCTGCACCCGTACAAGCACCATGAGCCAGCCGCTCAATGGGAGTCTCTTGATGAATCTTATTCAGAGTTTCCCACATCATTTTACGGTCTTTAAAATGGCGACCACCAGTGATAACTACATTCATCTATAAACCTCCAAATTATATTTCTCTCAAACCAGCATGTATCTCGGAATGACAATTAGGGCAAACAACTAATAAATTATCCTTTTCATCAGTTCCTCCATTACAACGTTCAATAATATGATGTATGTTTAGAATTTGTGGAGCATTATTATAAGAACATAGCTCACATCTATTACCCCGTTCTTCTATAAACCTTACTCTAGCTACTTTAGAACGAACTACGTTATCTGGGTTTTTGTTTATTCTCCACTTGTGTTTTTTGTTTAGGATGATCCGATATTCTTTGTAGCAATTCTCTGAACAAGTTTTTTTATTCAGACCTGATAATATTTCTTTTGAACAAATCAAGCATTTTATCTCTTTTCTACAAGAAATACCATAACATTCCCTACTACAGAAAACTTGCCTGTCCAACTGTGATGGACGGCGGTAGATTTCTTTTTCACAAATAGAACATTTTGTGTTTGGGTTGCGCTCATATTTCATATTATAAATAGTCTGCTAAACCAATAAACCACTAAACCATTCAACAAAATTTTTTGGCGGGCAGTGAGGGATTCGAACCCCCGGTAGGCGCGAACCTACAACAGCTTTCCAAGCTATCACCATAAACCACTCGGACAACTGCCCTCTCTATGACGCCGACCATTCTATCGCAGAATAATCAGCTTGTCAATCGAATAAGTAATTTTTCCATTCAAAGGGAACATCTCGTTCAATCTTCATTTTATTTTCTACTTTTACTTTCTCTGGAATAAAAGGTTGTCGTTTTAGAGTCATTCCAGCTTGTTTTGGTGTTCGATTGCCCTTTGCTTGATTGCACGGCTTGCAACAAGCTACAATATTTAACCAATGCTTACGACCACCTTTTGATGCTGGCATAACGTGATCGAGAGTAAAACTATGTGGGCTTAATTTTGCAGAACAATACTGACACTCGCCTTTATCACGAATAAAAATAGCTTCTCTGCTGAACTTTGGCTTATTGTTAAAATTAAATTTCTTAACGACATTCCCTACAAAGCGAACAATTGAAGGAACTTTAAAGACCTCATCAACAGTTCTGATGAATCTGTCTTCATAAACTGAAATGATTTCAACTCTCCCAGCAAACCACATAGAAATGGCTTCTTGCCAACTTACTTGGCGCATTGGTTGATAAGCAGATGATAGTACTAGAGTGTCCATTTTTCACCATAAATAGAAATAAGGCACCTTTTACCCCGTGCCTTCCTGCGGGTTAGTCCCGACCTAATAAGAAATCACCCCCTTGGCGGTCTTTTAGGACTAAGTTAGTTGAACAGCTATATCAAAATTATAATTTAAATTATAAATGCTGACAATTTCCCAGGTTGTTCCTGTCTTTTCAAGCAATTTTTTTGCTTCTACATAAGCTTTCGAAGCAGTCTCTGCGAAGGTAAGTGATTCATAACCAACAATTTTTTGTTCTTTTGTTTTTGTATTTACTAATACGATATGGTATTTGTTTTTCATAAGACACACTATACACCAGTTTTAAACTGGTGTCAAGACTAGAACCAGTCCTTGCCATAGACCTTGTTTTTTGATTCGTTCCAATAAACAAATTTTTCACAGGCAGATTCTGAATAAACTTTTCTTAATTCTTCTCCAAACTTAGATACGCCCCTAATAAGGGCCTTATTGAATTGGAAATGCCACCATTCAGCACCTCCATAAGAACCTCCCCTGAAGAAAGAAGCTCTTGCTCTGATTGAATAGAAGCCATGTTTCTCGGCTAATTCTGTAAAATTAACGAATTTACCCCGAACCTTCTTTTTATTGAGAACTGTCTTGCCACCAGAACGAGTTACATAGGTTCCTTCAAGTTCCATTTCCTCGCCTTTATCACATCGCATCCAAACTCTCCAGCGTCTATCGCCTATGTCTTCAATAACATAAGGGTCTGATTCTGGTTTTTGCATACCTGTTGGTAGGGCCATGTCGAAAGCTAACCCAACATAATGCATCGATGTTTTAGAGCGAGCAGGACCGGCACCAGATGAAAGACCTCTTTTGCCACCAGCAGAAGTCAAGTAGCCACCAAGCTGCTGAACTTCTTCATGTAAAGCTTTATAAGCTTGAGCGGCATCTGAACGAAGTGTTGTTGATGTAAATCCATCTCTTCCTGGGAATTTATCAGACTGACAACGAACCCAAGTAAGCATTTCTGTTGGGGTGGATAGTTCTTCTTCCTCTTGGAACTCATCACCTACTTGGTCGAGTCCTTTAGCCTCAAGAAGCTTGTTCATAGCCCCGATAGTTGCTTTTCCGACCAGTCCATCGACTTTGAGGTTTTCGGCTGCCTGGAAGGCTTTTACGGCTTTTTCTGTGGCTGGACCAAAAGCTCCATCGCAATTTCCCAACTCATAACCAAGGGCTTCAAGTCCTTCTTGTAATTCAACGACTTGTTGTCCTGATGAACCTTTCTTTAATAACATTTTATGCTCCCTTGATTAAATTCCAAAGTGTTAGGGCGATTGAACCGATAATACCAGCAGCAGCAGTCCAACCCACCTTTACTATTCCAGCCTTCCACTCTTTTAAATCTTTTACTTCTTGTTCTAATTTAACAATTTTTTCATGGTCTTTGACTTTTTGTTCGACATCTTTTAGACGAGTGTAAATGCCCTGATCTGGATTGTAGATGGCTTCTTTAATCTTTGTGATGTCTTGGCTCATCTCGTCTTGTTTTTCCTTTACAGCAGAAATCATGTCTTCTATTCTCTGTAATTGCCCTTTAAATTCTGTAAACTCAACTGCTGTGCTTATTGTGTTATTAAAAGGTTTTCTATCGTCGGACATAACTTTATTCCTTTAAATGTTCTGGGCATTGGACTTGGCATTTTGAATTAAAACTACAATAGCATCTTGTAAGGTTTCACCCTCTTCATCATCCTCTTCATCATCCTCTTCGCCTCTAAGAGCTTGAAGAGCTTTATCTTCGTTCCATTCACCTTCGCCAAGAGCATCCTCAATCCAGTTTTTCATGCCTTCGATTATTTCAGAGGCGGCGGATTCTTCATCCCCTTCATTGTTTTTAAGTTCATCCAGTAGAGTGTCATCATCGGTGTAAAGTTTAACGACCTTTTTATATGACTTTTTATATGGATCAAACTCCTCTTGTTCTTTTAGGTATTTTCTAAAGTTTTCAATTAATAATTTCATTTTTTTTCTCCAAGTAATAGTAAATAGTATTCTGTTGAACAGAATACTATTCTATTATTCTATTATTTAACCTCGCAGCCCTGTGGTCCACAAGCTATTTCACCTGTTAGATTGGTATTATCGTCTGCTTCATAAACATTACTTAAATCAACTTTGGTTAATGAATTCATCATAACCTCATAAGTTTCTTTTGAGCAATCCTCAAAAGGAGCTTGTTGGTAATTACCGCCATCATAAGGTAGAACACTTAAACCATTGTAAATGTCGCGATTATCCCACATCCATTCACCAACATCGGCCCATTCGTGTTCTCTAATGCTGACTGTTGCTGAAACATTGTGAGTGTTTTGACCTTTGCGGTGTCCTCCCTTGACCCATTCTTTAGAAACTCTTGCCACTCTCTTAAGAAGAGACATAGCTGATTCTGTTCTTAAAATGGCTCCTTCTGGAGCTTTTTGAGGAATAGAAATAACTGCTGTGTCGTGTGGTCTAAAGAATTCATCTTCGACTAACTCTGGATGTGCTAGGGAAAGATAGTTATAGATTGCTTCATTCTTACCTACACGGATTCTACGAATGTAGTGGTCATTATGCCAAGCATGAATACCTGAAGATGTACCTAGTGCTAGGGAGGTAGTACCTGCTGGTTTTACACAGGTAGTTCTTGCTGCTTCGCGAATGCCAATAAGTTTAGCAACTCGGCTATTTTCCTCTTTAACTGCTGCTGCGGCAGCTTTCATGTCTAATTTTAGAACTGCCCCTGAACCAATTCCAGTCATAGAAACACCGATTAGGGCATCTTTCTCTGTTGTTCTCCTCCAAACATCGCGGAGGTAGTGAAAGTCTGTGTAGCCAGCTTGAAGTGTTCCAATAAAAGCTCCTGCTTTAACACGGGCTTCGAACTCTTCTTGACTGTCGAGATCAGAAGCATTTACTTCTGTTAGATTGCAGAACTGATAAGGACGAAGAGCAATCTCGCAGCATGGATTAGTACCCCAGTCTTTGTCGTTTGATAGATAAATTCCAGGTTCGCCCGAGCCTGACTTTTTAATTCTATCCCAAAGCGACATAAAGTAATCTTTATCCACCATATGGCGAAGAATAACTGCTGAATTGTTTGCTCTGCCTCTTTGTGGATTAGCTTCCCACCAAGGACCAGACTTAGAAGCAATCATTTCATCATCATCTGCCGAAAAAAGCGAAATAAGGGCTGCTCTGCGAATACCACCAGCTAAAACAGCATCGGCAATATGGCAAATAATGTCATGAACTTCAATTGGTTCTAATTTATCGCCATCTTCTTTCTCTGCTAAAACACCCTCAACTTTAACAAGGCACTCTCTAAGAGGCTGAGGGCCGGGAGCTTTACCACCGGAAGTGATTAGTCTGGCTCCCTTGGGACGAATGTCGCTGAAATCAAAACGAAGCCTTGATGTTCCCTTGAAGTAAGACCAAATAAGGGCTTTTACGGCATCTGCCCAACCCTCGATTGAATCTGAAACTAAAAAGCGGCGGGTCTTATTGCCTGTTGGCTTTCTAATCTCTGGTAGTTTTTCAACATGGTGCTTTTGAACTGAAAAACCAACACCAGTTCCTCCTAATAGGAGGAACATACACTCGGCAAATGAGTCTGGGTGATCTACTGGCATGTAAGCACAGTTGAAAACCCTGTTTGGGGCTAGCTCAATTGGCTTGCCTGCAAATTGCATTGATCGCATAGAAGGCAAAACCTTCTTCGTTACGATATAATCCTTATAGACTTGTCTGATTTCGCTTTCTAACTGTGGATATTTCTTAATATGCATATCCATATTGCGCTCGCAAAGTTCTTCCCAAGTTTCCCTGCGTTGTTTTTCAGGGTTAAACTTAGCATATTTCATGTGAACTGTGATCTCTGATAAAATTTCTGAAGCTATTTCCATTAACTGTCTCCTTGTTTAAATTTCTTGTATTTATCGATTAATCTTTGTTTTTGATGTTTTGCTGCTTCCTTATTGATCTCTTGAATCGTATTACCATCTGGTTCCAGAACTTCTAGCAAAACATTAGCGGTATCCATCTTCATCGGGTAAACAAGACCGTCTGGCCCATTACGATTTTTAGCTACAAACATTCTAGCAGCATTCGTATTTTTATCCTCGATGGTTCGGGATAAGGTAAATATGAAGTCCGCAACAAAACATTTGTTAAAAGCTTCAGAAATACTTTCCATTGTGATAACTTCGGCATTAAGTCCGCTTCGATTTGTTTGAGAGGCTGTCCAAATAGGACAACCAAACTCTTGAGAAAGACCACGAAGATCTTCGTAGATTGTCTCTAACTCAATTCTTTTTTCTTTGTAGTTGCCTGTTGGCTTTAGAAGGTCGGCATAATCAACGATAATCATTCCAACATCAATGCCACGATTCTGTAGCTTACTTAGATGGTTTCGCAAAGTTGTCACAGAAGCAGACTTGGTTGGGTATTCTTTTACAATAATGTTTCCGCTTACACCCTTTACCTCTTCATAAATCTCTTCTTTACGATGGTAAAGGTCTTTCAGGTGAATTCCAGTCAAACAAGAATCATAACGAGAAGCTACAACTGTGTCTGCTAGTTCTAGTGTAAAGTGAACTACTGTCTTACCGTTGATAAGAGCTTGAGTTCCCAAATGAACCAAAGCCATTGATTTACCTGCTCCTGTTGGAGCAATAACAACACCAAGCTCTCCTGCTCCCAGGCCGCCTTTGCTAATCTTATCAATGATATCCCAGCCTGTTGTAACTGGACTTCTTTGCTTAAGAACAAATCGCTTTTCAAAGTCTAGCTTATAATCATAGCCATAGGAATTATCTGAGCCAAGTTTCAGAGCTTCATTAATAAGAACTGAAATCTCGTCGAATGAAGCCTTCTGAAGAAGGTTCGCAGACTTCATCAGAGCTTCTTTTAACTTTTGTTTGCGACAGAAGTCTAGAGAAGTGTGTTTGATATACTCTTCATCTTCAATCTCAGAATTTGCTTGAATTCTAGCAAAGAAGTCTCTTACTTGCTTTGTTAAGACTTGATTAGACTCATCCAATTCTGTCCTAAGAACAGAAGCCATCGCATTGGAAGACGGATGAGTGGTAAACTTTGTCTTGTAGGTAAATAACCTATCAACAAACTCCTGTAGATATTTCTGTTCTAGAAACTCCACCTTGAAGACTTCGCCTACTTGATCGCAGAAGGCTCGGTCTTCAAACATAATCTGAACTAGGTTTTCTTGAAAGTGTTTTCCAAATTTTGAAAAATCATTATTTAGCATTGGCAATCCTTATGCGATTCATGGAAGTGTAGAGATCGTCCCAGTTTAATTCAGCAAAACCATCTTTCATCATCATTTTGATTAGTTCAGTTCTGGCAAATTCTGTTGGATAATTCTCTACCGCTTCTTTAATAATTCTACTATTTTGAGGTGAAAGATTGATTGTTCCAAGATTCATTACTTTGAAGTTTTCTTCAATTAAATTTTTACTGGTTTTAATCTTCTCCCAAAATGGATCATCGACTATAGCAGAGTCGAACACATCTTTCAAGAGGCAATCTTCTCTCTCTAGAAGAAAAGGCATCTTTTTCGCTACAGTCTTAAGACCTACCCCATTTACTCCTGGGAGATTGTCGCTCTTGTCGCCTACGATTGCTCTGGCAACTGCGAAGTTTGATGGATGAATGTTGTACTCACTGATAATGTTATTCTTATTTAAGATTTGCTTTTGTGTTGGGCGATAAAGAAGAGTTGTGTCATCTAGTAGCTGAAAGTAATCCTTGTCGCTTGAGATAACTACCTTTTGTTTACCTCGGAACCTAGCAACAAGGGCTCCAATAATGTCATCTGCTTCTGAGAACTCAATGTTTAATTGACAGATGGGAAGCTGATTGAAGTATTCAGCCAGCCTTAGCTGTTGCCAAATCTTGTTTTCCATTTCTTCTTGGTCTGATAGGTGGCGAATGTCTCGATTTAATCGAATTGGTTTGCGACCTTCTTTGTAGCCACTGTTAATTTTCCTTCGTTTAGAAGACCCTTCACGACCATCCCAACAAATATAAATTTGTGTTGGCTTGATTTCTCGACATAGTTTTTGTAAAATTTTTAATGAACCTTTAATTCCTCCAATTGGTTGTCCATTTGCTGATAATGAAGGATCAACAATGTAAGCTCTGTAGTACATGTTTAGCATGTCTACAATCATAATTCTATCCATAGAAAAAACCCCTGCTAGAAATCACATTCTAGCAGGGGCTCCCAAATAAGTCAAGCTTAGATTACTTGCCTTGACCACGGTACTTTTTCTTGTACAACTTTGAATTTTTATGACTTGACCATTTAGTAAATGTTCCCGTTCCCTGACGGGTTTTCTTTTTTGTTCCGGTTCGCTTACCACCTGGTTTTAAATCATGAATTCCTACTTTAGCCATTAATCAACATCCTCCACATAATGTTCTTCTTTGTCTTCTGAATAGAAATTTGAAGCATGACCAATTCTCTTATCAAACTTCATTACCACTTCTTCTTCAAGTAATTCCACAATTCTGTCATGGAATTTTTTATCTTGAAGTTTATCTAGCCACTGCTTAGATTGAAACTTATCCGATGTCCCATCTTTATAGTGTAGTGTAAACCAAGCGCCAGCATTTGTCAACTGTTCCGAACCTTTAATTGCTTCAAACCAGCTTTCTTGGTCTAAGATGCGAACTTCATCACCACCCCATAGAATCTTGAAATTACACTCTCTACCCTGAGTTCCAAAGCGAGACTTCTCAATCTTGGCTTTGACCTCAGTTCCAACACGGAATCCCTTATCATCATAGATAAAAGATGACTTACCTTTGCGAGCAGTTAGCCAGATTCGTAGAGAATAGGAATAAGCCAATGCCTTACCACCTGGAGTAAAATAAGGCGTTGTAAGGGCTTCTGCTGGCGTTCTGGTAATGTTTGTTTTTAACTGGTTTAGAATCAATAGAGTTGACTTTGTGTTAGCAATAGGCTGAATCAACTTCGACATTCCTTTTGAAAGAATACGAGGCTTTACAGCCATTGTTGAAAGCGGATTAAAATCAGACTCGATATCAGAAACAGATGGAGTTAGAGCCATAGAATCCCAAATAAATAACATTTGGCTATCATTGTTGGCAAGTAGGCTCTCCATTGTTTCTAGCACAAACTCTACCGATGTAGCTTGAACATAAAGCAATTTCTCTACATCACAACCAGCATTGGTTAAGAACTCTGGATCGATAGCATTCTCGGAATCAAAATAAACCACATCAATTCCCATCTTTTGAGCATTGCCAGCGATTTGAGCAGCCATGTAAGATTTACCAGTTGCTTCTAAACCAGCAATCTCTGTTAGCTTTCCAACAGGAATGCCACCCCAATCTCCGCGTTTGATAATTCCGTCAAGCCATTTACAGCCTGTAGGAATAAATTGAGTTACCTCTGTTGGATTATCATCAGAAAGTGAGAAAGCAACATCCATTCCTGCTTTCTTATTAATTAATTTTTTCATGTCAGCTATGTTTAGCCGACCGGTTGCTTTAGACATTTTTTCTCCATAATAACGGAGGGGGAGCGAAAGCTCCCCCTCTCACAGATTTAACCAGCAAGTAGGTCTTGGAAGGCATCATCTACAGATGAACCAGACTTCTTTGGAGTTACAACAACTCCATCAGAATCATCACCTTCTTCACCCAATAGAGTTTTCTCTAGAAGTTGAGAAATGTCTGCCGAACTCTTAGTCTCAAAGAGCTTGTCATAATCAACAGTTTGCTCTAGCAATTCAACCATTGAATCTTCATCTGCGACTAGTCGTGAAGACTTACGACGAGCAGTGATGTTTGTTGAAGGGAACATAGCTCCTGGTGACTTACCATAAGTAAGAACAAGGTCTGTTCCAGATTCAGCATCAGTAATGTCACCATAGTCTGGATTTAGAACTAGTTGTAGAAGATTCTCATAAACAGTCTTGCTATAACCCCAAATCTTAGGACCATCAGCTTCCTCACCACGAACCAGAACAGTTGAGAAGAAGCGGCTCTTTGCTACAAGCTTACGAGCCATCTCGCGTGAATCATCATCACCATCATTGTAAAGCTTTGAAACAAAGTCACAAGCCGGACAATCATCGCCATGATTCTTTTTTGGACATAGAACACCAGCACCACCACCTAGATTGTAGTGAAAATGAAAGTGTTTGAATGGATCACCATCCGGTGAAGGCATAATACGAATTACATTCTCGCCCTCCGATGGCTTCCAAAACTTAGCGCCACCACCAGAACCACCCTTGTTATGTAGGTCAGATAGCTTTTGGCGCATCTTCTTAAGATCAATACCCATTTATTCCTCCGTGTTGATTTGGGTTTTTTGAATTATGTTTGTGAACGATTCAAAATAAACATGATTGGTTTCCCAATCAGATTCTATTATTTTAAATGAAGATTGTTCATTTCTTTGTTTAATTTGATTGTTTATTTTTTCTATAACTCCCGGTGTCCCAAGAGCCTCTCGATTCATGAAGAAATAGTAACAGGTTTCTCTCTGGCTGTCAAGAGGAAAGTAGAAGATTTCTTCTCCGTCCTCTGGATTAATCATTCCAAATGAAACAATTCTGTTCACTTCGGATGGTTCTTCTAGATTAGAAAAGACCCCATCAGTTTTATTTGCCCAATTAATCATGTGAAAAACCTGCGCGATTGTTCCTGATAGGTAATTTTTCTTTTCTAAGAAAGAAACTTCACTCAACTTTAATAAAATGTCTGAATCAAAAAGATTCATTCTTTTAAAGACTCCAGACCTAGCTAGTTCTTGTAAGATTCCGAATGCGGCTCTTTCTCTTAGCTTTTGCTTGCTAGATAAAAAGTTTTGTTCAGGTCTAACATAGTTTATAGTTATCTCTCTGTCTTTAATCTTTTCTAGAATTTTTAAAGTTGCGCCTGTTGTTTTTCCTCCACCAAACAAGAAAACATGAACAGCATTATGACCTACTTTTGATGAGATGTCAAGGTCAATTAACTCTTCATAATCTTTGAATTCTTTTTGCTTGTCGATCTGAATGTGAGTTATTCCTTCTATT